TGTGAAAAGTTAGCATTCGTTGGGTTCGTCCATTGTACTAATGCACCTTGATATAATGCAGTTACACTAATGGAGGTAGGTGTATTCGTTGCAGTAGTATCTTCAGCTTGTGTAACACATTCAGCAACCGTCCAATTACTGACAACGGTACCACCTCTACGTGCTCGTACTCTAAAGCAATATTCTACTCCAATATCTCCATTAAACTGGAAGGATACTATGGAACCCGTTCTAGGGTTTGATACTACTGAAGTATTGTATAACACTCCAGCCTCTCGTATTTCTAGATCATATACAATATCATCACCGGTAACAACATTCCATGTTAATACAATATTAGCCACCTGTGTTCCATTTAACAGGGTTGAAATATTAGAGGCTGCTACTAACCCAATTGGATCATCAGGATCAGGTGGTGGCGGTAATAGGAACTGTGTTAATACACTGGACTGTGCGCTAAAGTTTAATTCATCTACTTTACGACTCCATGTATCATATCCTGCTACACGTACATAATAGGTTTCATCTTGATCAGCTTCTACAATGTGAGATAAACCAATATCTTCTTTAACCCTATTATTTCTAGAGGGTGTAAAACCTGATGTAGTGGAATGTACAATTACATATCCTTCATGATCAGCTTCAGTAGATTCAGTGTGTTCAACTTTATATGATCCAATTAAGGATTCAATATTGGTAATAGTAACGGCAGCAGGTGCAGGGTTAGTAAATGTAGTTTCAACCTCATCAGGTGATACTCTATTCAAAACATCCCGTGAGGTTACTGATACATTTACATCTCTAATAGCAGTATCTAATCCACTCGCAATAATAACTTCATCACGTGTAATTGTTTGGGTTTCAGTATCTGCAATGTATATTTTCATTACATTATCATTATCATCCAATAATCGAACAACATAATCTTTTAATACCGTACCACCTAATTGGGTTGGTGCATCCCATACGGCTGTAAATTGTCCAGCATTAAAGGTTGTACCACCATCAATTAACTCTAGGTTACTAACTGCTTCAATTGGAGAATCCTGTCCACCTATATCCAATTCAATGGAACCTTCAGCAGGTGTAGACATAACTCCTCTAGTATTAACAGCACTGACCAATACTTCATAGTATCCCGGTAGTGCATCATCAATAATAAATTGTCCTTGTGTTAAATCATCAGACATAGAATACTGTCCAACATTACGACGATAACGCAAAATGTAATGTGATAAGTATGGATCAATCACTTCATTCCAATTGACACGTAATCTAAATCGTATGGTAGAATCTGGTGTTAATATTGATTCAACATCAAAACTTAAATTTTGTGGGGTTGCAATAGTAGAACCACCAATACCAATACCCGGATCAGGTAATACAATACCTTGTTCTACTCTGTCATATTTTAATGGATCATAGGTAACGGCTTCAATACTTAATATACCCGTAGCATCTTGTTCACTAACGGAAATAACTTTAAATTGTCTAGGTGCTACACTTCCAGTAATGTAATATTCAGTATTCTCACCAAAATCATCTAGATCAAATGCAGTAGGTGATACAGCCACAAGGGTTGTTGGTGTACCTATTACAGTAAACCCAGTATTCACAAACCGTTCAATTTCTAATCCAGTGGGTGTTACTAATCGTATACGTTCTCCACCTGCAAAGGTGTACGGTCGATCTAATGTAACTACAAAACCGTTGGTTGAAATGTTAGCCACTTTACCAGATGATTGGATGTTGGTGTAATCATTATCCAATACATTGAATACATCACCCACATCTAAAAAGGCATTCTTCCAGCCTACTGTGAATGATACAATCTGATTAACGGTTAATGCACTGTCCAATGCCCATTTTGCTAAACGTCTAGCCTGAGTCTCTTTAACAACACCCATGGCTCCAATTTGTAATTCATTATAACCAAACCGTTCCAATTGGGCTGCGGTAGCCTGTTCATTAATCACTTTCGGTAAATATCGATCAGTAATATCATTAAAGGTTACATTTACTGATGTAATTCTATTCTCTCTTGGTGTTGATGAATAACTAAACTTACCATCCTCAACGTTGGTATTGTTAATAGTATGAGAAGGGTCTTGAGGACGATCTTGGATGAATCGTATTAAACCCGGATTAGCATATACTACACCTCTACAGGTAGCTGCAACCGCTTGGATCACCTTATATGGGTCTTCACGTGTAGCAATATTACCATTGAATGTGAATCGTGGTTCATCATCTGGAGAATCAACAAAGGCTTCAATCAATTCCATGTTATACAATGATGCTTCATAGAATGAATATTGATCTAATTCATTTTGGTTTAACCCTAATCCCCAACGATCATTCAATAATAGGTTATAACATATCCATGCTGGATCATCACAAAATGCATCCTTAAAGGTTGCACCATCCCATACAGCACTGTAGGATGCATAACTATCAACACTACCATCAGTATTATAACTGGTGGGTGTATAGACATTAGGTACTTTTAACTTAATACCATCAATTAAGAAGGATTGAGTAGGAATCCTACCACCGGTTGATTCTGAATCAATGGATAATCCTACAACCGCAGCATCATTATATGGAACCTGCATGTCCAATAGGTCAACATATGCCCAAAAATCTATGCGATCATTGATACGTGTTGATTCAGAGGTTTCAGTGGTTCTACGTACTCTAACTTGCCATACTCCAGAACCACTTGGACGTTCAATTCTATAGGCTTCTTCATAGGATGATGTGGTTTTACCGGATATAAACTTACTGAACACTTCAGTCCATGCTCCAGATGTGCCTAGACGGGTATCTACTGCGACACCAACGACATATCCATTCAAGTCACCCGTTTCCTCATCTAATCGTGTAAGTCCGTTAGGAAGCCTCACAATCACTCTGGCAGCATCCGAGTTTGCATCAACACTTTGGGTTACTGGTCCATCATCTTCCACTTCTATGGAGACTACATTAAAGTCTTCTTGTTCAGTAAAACCTACCAACGGTTCTTGAGAGGATAATCCATTTCTATAATCAATAGAGACACCGTTAAAGGATGCATTACCATCACTATCGGTTACTGGAGTTTGATCAAAGTATACAGACTGTAATGGTTCAGACGGTGCGCCTACAATACCTTGTATCTCACCTTCTGATAACACATGCACCAGTTTAGCAGTAGAACGACTCTGAAGTGTATTCTCAGCCTCTCTAGGGGTTCCACCGGAACCACCACTCTTACCACCTCCAGCACCTACAATTTTTAGTTTATTATTCTTCATAGTATTCTCATCGGTTTATTATTATTGGGAACCATGGTGGCTGAAGAGGAGGAAGAATTGACCCACCACCTGAACCATCATCACCCGGATATATTGGTGTTCCATAATTCATTAATTGTTCAACATCTAATCCAGCACTTACTAATGCTGAACCTGTTCTAAAACGTCCAAACACTAAGGGAACAGGTTGACCTTGTTGTGAAGTGTTTGTAGCACCATTGAATAAGAACGATGATCGCTCTTCAGGTGTCTCTCTAGCATTTGGTACATCAGGTGCAAAGAATGCTTGTAATATCATACCCACACCTGTAGAAATTAATGCAGCACCTAATGGAGCATTAATAGGTGATAACAATACACCCGCTACAATTAACAATACACCAATGATAATTTGTCCTAAACGACCACCAGCACCTTGAATGTAGGGAATAATGTATAAATCATCCTGTTCAATCTCACGATCTATATCCATTTGGGAAATGTTATCTTCATCTTTATCACTCCCAACATATAGATGCCACTTGTTAGGGGCAATCAATTGTTTAACCTTATTACCATAGCGTGATATTAATGCCCTAATAGCCATTCTAGGCGTTTGTGCGCCTATCTCAATGATACTATTACCACCACATAGTTCTTGTAGTTCACCTTGTAGATGTAATTTAACCTTTTTCATATCGTAATACCTTTGTAATTTTACTATGCCATTTAGACAATATTTCTTCACCACTTAACCTATTTGTTAAATGATGTACAATTTTACCATCACCTAAGTAAATGGCACCATGTGTAGCCACATCCGATAATATAGCCATTAATACTAAATCTGATCGCTGTATATCCTTCAATGGTACTTCATAGAATCCTACAGCCTTATAATTCTCTTCGTATAAATTGACAGAATGTGGAGGCTTATGTTTACCATCTTGATAAAAGAATCCAACCTCTCTCGGAAAATCTGGAATGGTAATACCATACTCTTGCCAATAATGTCGTTGTACTACACTTAAACAATCATTAACACCTGAAATGTAATCATTACCTTTAACCTGTTGTTCATAGTCTGGAAAGTACACAGGATCAGATACATCCTCACCACTTGTTGATACTATTCCAAAAGGTATGTTCAATAACTTCTGTGTAACCATATCAGCATAGGATGGTGTTCTAGGATCATAAGGAACACGATCAGGTCCAATACATTTCTCACCCTTCTGTACAGTATGTGAATGTAATAACAGCGTAGGTGATACCTTCTGAAACGCTATAGGATCAATTTCAAACTGTTGTGTAGGGTTCGTATGAATGTTATCAAAGAAGTGTAGGGTATCATCCTTAACACCGATTACAGCTTCATTAGGAAACTGTTCTAAGACATAATCATTGATTAGGTTTAATAGTAGTGGATCAGTAATCATTATCGTCTATTTAACCCTGATAGTCCTGACATGGGTGCCCATAATGCACCTTCAACATCATCACGTAATATTTGTCTACGTGGAATCTTTCTACTTGGAGTATCAATACTGGTACCTATTACAAAGGATATAGTATCTCTGGATAATTCAGTCATCTGTATAATACCATACCGTTCAATAGGCCAATGTTGATTCTGATCAGCATCCGGTTGACCATCTAAAAACATAGCCAATGTTCTCCAACGTATAACTTCAGCACCTACTAGATCACCTAATGTAATTACATCGGACATAACGGTTCTATTAATATTGGATATTGCAAAGGTCATTCTAGGTGGAGCACCTTCCAATGATCGATTAATAGAGGTTACTTGTACCGGTAATGGTAGATAGGTATTCCCTCTCCATAGTGTAGAGCTATCAATATGTGGTGAGAATCGTAAGGTTTCTGTACCTCCAATTGAGGTTAAATCCAATTCAAACAATTCTACAATATTATTAATTGCAAAATGATCAAGTTCTTGAGCAATAGTCATTCTTCAAATACCTGTTTAATTTCAAAGGTTAGATCATATACTTTTGCAATATTAGTAATGGCTGGAGGTGATATGAATATCCATTTAGAGGTTACTGATTCACCCGGAGGTATCCAATCCCATGAGGTTACAAACCCATGATTATTCCAAAAGGTTTTAAACAATGTACGTTCACTTTCGGTTAATGGATACGCTCGAATATTCCATGTCTTAAACTTAGCATTAACGCCAATAGAAGCCCGTTGAGAATATCCATCTCCATATTCTACTGCATAGAAGCGTTCATTTAAGTTTTCAACGCTATCCTGTTGTATTTTATTCTGTATTGCTGTTGGTAATATAGCCATTATAATTTTCCTTAATATCTATTCGGGATTGTGTTCAACATGTTACCTGCTCTACGTTGATCAATCATTTGTGCTTTAATCTTACGATCTATTAATTGATTCAATGCTGCTGCGGTCTTATCGGCAGTCTCTTGTGGTTGATCAGAACCAGTAACGTTAATAACATTACTAAAGTTGTATGTAACACCACCTGAACCACCACCTGACGCTGATACACCTAATCTACCTTGTGAATCTCTAGTAAGCGGCATGATAGCTTCAGGAGATTGTTCACTGATTTGATAACCACCATACATTTCTGTACTGTTAACTACTCCACCTTTGGCAAGTCCACCACGCATTCCTGCACCAACTGATGCTCCACCACCACCTGAACCACCTCCATCACCAGATGATCCACCAGCAAATGCTGATATTATACCTGTTAATAACAGTTGGAATATTGAACCACCTCCACCTGATCCACCTTGTTGAGGTGAGAATATTTGACCAATTAACTCTTGTATACCTGAACGAATTAACATTTTACCAATATCACTAAAGAAGCTATCAAACTCTAATCGTCCACTCTCTAGGGAATCAATAATAGAGTCACCTAAAATGTTTCCAAAGCTTCTTGATAATCCGTCAATAAAGTCTCTATAATCATCCATCTCTTTTAACAATTCTTCATTTGCTTCTCTTGCAATTAGAATACCTTTCGCTCTAGCAGCTACTTCTTCTTCAGCTAAATCAGGAAACTGTTCACGTATATCTAATAGTTCACGTTCCAATTCTAATCTACGTGATAATTGATCACTACTGGTAATTTGACCATTGGCTATTTCTCTACCAATTTCTAATTCGCGTTCTAACATTGCATTTAGTTCAGCACGTTGGGACGCTACAGTAAATTTGTTATACTCTTCATTAATCATTTCAATGGTTTCATGAATCTTTTCAAACCATGGTAATAGAGTACCAGTAGTACTAACATTGTTAATTTCTTTTTGTACTTCAACAGTTTCAACTAAAGTATCTTTGGTTCGTTGAGTAGCTACAGCCAATTCCAACTCTGCCTCATATTCCTTTTGTTGTATTTCCAACCTACGCTCACGGGCAGCATTAACTTCTTCTTCTGCTTCTAATCTAAAGGGTTCGGATACTGAACGTTCTACATCTAATTCGTTACGTGCAATTCTTCCACGACCAAAAGTAAGTTCCACTGAATTTCTAATATTACTTAATGGATTGACGCTCAGTTGACCAAGTTCTTCGGTAACATCCCTAACATTTCTAGCTTTATCTGCAATATCCAAATACATAGCAGCAACTTTACCAAGTGCTCTAGCCTCATCTTCAAGTGCATTAATCAGTTCATCAGATACATCACCACCTGCATCACGTTCCGCTCTAGCATCTCGTAAAGCTTGAGTGGCATCTCTAGCCATTCTTGTCGCTACATCTGATTTTGGCTCATCAGTTATCCTTGCAACTATTTCAGCAGCTTCCTCCATTACTCCAAGAACCTTTGGGCCAAAGGTTATTGCCACATTTCTCCTAATGGTATCCCAAGAAGTATTAATCTCATTGGTTATCTCATCCATTCTTGCAGCTTTTTCCAAATCTTGTTCAGATAATATAGCACCAGAGGCTCTAAGTCTATTCAACTGTTCCTCAACGGTTCCTAAATCTCCAGCAAGCTTTAATGCACCTACTGAACCCTCACCTAACAGTTGTGTAATACCTCTAGCTTTTAATGCTGCATCATCCGTATCATTAATAGCATTAATAATCTCTTGGAACGCTTGTGTAGGGTCTACTAGGTTTAAACGATCAAGTGATAAGCCCAACTGATCAAAGATTACATTACCCTCTTGTAGCTTCTCCTGTTGGCGTATTAATACACCTGTCAATTGATCAACAGAGATGCCCACCAATTTTGATCGGGCTTCAAGATCAGCCAAGCCTTGTAATGATGCACCTGTGAATAAGGCTATATCATTTATTTGATTGATCTTAGCAAACTCTGCACGTGTAATGGCAGCAGCTTTCAATGCAGCAGTACCTACCACCACTATAGCAGCGGCAGCAGCGGCAGCAGCCACCTTCATCTTACCAAAGCCAGCCTTACCAGAGTCACCTACATCCTTAGCTTTCTTTTTAGAATTATCTAATTCTTTATTGGTATTATTAATCTCTTTACGTGCTTGCTTAATTGCGGCAGCATCTACTTCGTATTTTATACCTACATCATATTGTGTCATGGTTAATTCCTGTGTTCGTTATAGTAATAGTAATACTCTCGATCCCATTTGAATAGTAAATTAGATTCATATAGGTCAAATGTAACATTCGTAACCTGTCCACAATGATATACATCAGTATAGGTAATAGGATGTTCATATGGTTTAGTACGTCTAATATTCCAGAAGATATTCCATATGAATCGAATAGGTGGTTCAGGTTGAAATGTAACATGTTCATAATCCTTTGAAAGACTGTCAAAAGTCTCATTGAAGGATTCAGGAAGTGTTCCAGAATCCTTCATATTCTTCAGTTTAATGTAATGTTCAAGATTAGAACCACTACCCGTTGTAATAGCACCCATTATTTTGGACTCTATTGCTTTAGAACATAGTATTAATTGTTCGGAAAAAAACCACTTTGGTCTTCCTGTGCAGCATTAATTAGATCACGTATCCAATAATTCTCTGCATCCAATAATACCTCTGTACAATGTTCTCTAGTATAGGGCATTTCAAAGAATGATTCATCCCAACCGGTTACAAGAATACTAGTTAGTGCAGCAGTGGCCTTTCTATTATCTTTATAGGATGGCTTTTCCTCACCTTCTACTCTATCCAGATCAGCAATGTATTCTAGATATTCATTACATCGAACGGTACGCACGTTAATCCATGCTCCAGTATCACCACTTTCTGGGTGTATAAGGTCTACTTTCTTTGATACCGCTTTTAAACTTTTTAATGTTTTATTCATTTTTACTCTCCTGAGTTAATATAGTACGTAGTGTTTAACAATAGAATATTGTCAATGGTATTTAGTGCTAAACGAAAAAACCCAAGGATTTTAACTCTTGGGTTTTAACATTTTCAACAGTGAAGTTAGTTTAAGATCGCGTGATAACTAACGTAGACCCTGCGGTAGCATCAAATAATGCTCTGAAGGGCATGGTTATCACTCGTAGGCCTGAACCTGTAGCAATAGGTACATCTGCACCAGTATACTTAATGTTAGGCAATTCAAAGGTCATTGTGTTACCATCATTATCTTCCATGGTAAATTCTAATGAACTTTCAGTGTCATTCACAAACTTGTTAATCAATGTAGAGTTTTCAAATAGAACACTCATGGTTCCAGTTACATCTACACGTGCAGGTACTAATGAATGTGGATCACACTCACCCCATGTGTGTACAGTTTCCAAGTTATTAGTCATACTAAAACTTAGATCAGTAACAACACCAATGGCTGTACCATTTTCAAGAATAGTACCACCACAGTGGGTCATAGGCTGTCTAGAGGCTTGAGCAGTGTATGCTGAAGCACTTACAGAGGAGCCTGATGCAGCCTGTGATAATCCTAGAATGTCGAATGAAATGGTAGCAAGACCACTTACTGGTGCGTTCAATGTAAATCCATTTACAACACATCCACGATTGATCTTATATTGGTTAATATCACTCTGACCTTCTTCAATACTCAATGATACAATAGTATCACCCATGATCAATTCATCTGTATCCCATGCGTTATACATTGCTGATTCCAATAGAGTGTCATAGTTATCATGTGCGAAACCTCCATCAATTGAACCACCAACGGTCTTATTACCGGTTTTAGTATACAAATACTGTCGAGTATCTGCCTTACTATCATCCAATAGTTCAGGCTTTGTTAATGAAAAGTTAGCTGAACTGAATCGTTGTGAATCCAATGTTGGTGTCGCTGGTGTAGTACCAATAACACTCTCTTTTATAATACCGATTTTACTTAATGCGTTTGAAGCTGTCATAATAGTTTACCTTTTGTTATTAATATCATATTCTATTTATCAGTTAGGGTCAATCATTCACAGATACATTGTATTCATAACTCAAATATCTGGAAAATATAGGTGATCGAATCCAATCTGTTTCCTCTATTGCATCATTACCCTTCCATGTACGCTCTAACAGTAGATTAGCGTTAATTACTCGACGCTCATTTAACTGTTTAACAATAGCATCTACAATAGGGAAACTAACAATAGTACCTTTCGGTGTAAAACAATCCACTTGGAATAATCCAGAATGTTCAATAATACTGTCAATTCCTTGTGATACATTACTGGCCTCATTTGGAATCATTGTTACTCTAATCCATGGAGTCCTCAATGTTGGTTTATGATTAGTATACATGTCTACTACCACAATTGAAGTATCAACCGCTTTAATAGTATTAACGTATGCATCTAATAATACTTTATGTTCAAGCATCTCTAAATTCCTTAATGCGATCTGAGGCTCTTTTAACAACATTTGATAGTGAGCTAATGGTTCCAGTGAAAAATGCCGTAGGTGGCTGTGTACTCGTTCCACCATCCACATATGGAGCAT